AACCATAAATTCCCATGCTTTAGCATCATAATTTAAGGCTGATGAAAATGGTGGTGCATATTGTGGTGCAACATTTTGACTAAATTCTTTTGGATGTGACCAAACTTTAGCTCTTCCTAATTCACCGTCTTTAATATTACGTGCAACCGCAACTGCATTAAAGTCTGCATTTGGCCATGCGATTTGTAAAGCTCTTGATAAAACTCCAGTTGAAATTGCTGACCAAACTTCTTTAGGTTCTCCATGAACTTGAGCTAAATCGTATGCTACTTTAACTGCAGCAGCTGTAACTAATTCATGACGTAATCCAAGTGGGATAAAGAATGCATTGTTTTCAGCAGCCCAATCTTTTGCGATCTTATTTAAATTAGGCATCGCAGCAATTCTTCTGAATCTCATATCTGCACCTCTTTCAATACATATTGCTTGATGATCTGAAATCTCTTTTTGACTTGGACTGAAAAGAACCAATTTCTTATTGTACTTCTTAGCTAAATAAGCTAATGAAATTCCAGCAAATCCATATCGAGGTTGAACGTAAACTAAAGTATCTGATTGACATGTTGAAACTAAAATATCACCGAAGCGACACTTAGAACCAAAACCCATCATATCTTCTCTAACTACATTAAAGCCTTCGTGTTCTTTTACTATTGGTGCTGGAAATGGATCTTTCCAATCTCCTGCTAATTCTAACCATGCATCTCTATTAGGATAAGCTAAATTAAGATCTTGGTTGAACTTACTCGTTGTGTGATTGTTATGTGACATATTATTTCTTTAATTTGCAATTATTAAAATGCCATCTTTTGGCATTTGCTGGTTTACCTATAAATTCACAATGAGGACATTGTATGTCTTTTCTTTTCTTTGCACCTTCTTTCATATTATTAATGTGATTTTCACTCTTAGGTCCTTTTTTATTAGATGAATCTTTGTTAGGTTTTCTAAGTTTATCTAAGTGCTCTTTAGTAAAAATTCTATTCTTTAAAGCATCAGATTGTTTTTTCTTAGTTTCATCATTATGTCTTTTGCCTTTCATTCCACTTGAGCCTCCTATATGATGTCGTCTAATCTTTTCTTTAACTTCATCTGTAAATATTATCTCAGCTCCTCTGGCATTATTGTAAAATTCATCAGATCTTAAATTAATTTCTTTTAATATCCTCTGTTCTATCTTTAAACAAGCTTCCTTAGTTCCTTCAGCAATTATTTGCCTTTCCCATTTCATATTAGGATTTTTAAAGTCTTCCCAAAATATAGAACTAGACGATGAACAAATATAACCATCATCCATCATACCCTTATGATAACCAATATATTTTTTATTATTAGTTAAATTTGTCCATTGATATACAAAAGCTTCCATTCTTAAAACATGTTTCATTAAATAATTTCATCAGGATAACCAGATCTCCATAAATGTTCTGTTGTTTTAGCATTTAAAATAACTTTTCCATCGGGATGTTTAGCTAAATCAAACTCCGGTGAAAATATCCATGTGAATGGTATTCTTTTAGTAGGTGACTTAACGCCATGTGAAATGGCAATATGCTTATACATGAAACATACTTTATCCTCGATGTTTAACCACTTTTGACTAGTCATTGGATTTCTAGGATCGTTAACTAATTTCTCCATTTGCTCTAACCAAGTTTCAGCGTATTTGTTTTCAGCAATAAATTCTCCATCTTTGCCGATAGAATATTTTACCTTACCATTCAAATATGATCCGCTGAATATTTGCTGTAGTCCTTGAAAGTGTCCAGTGCCTCCGTATAATGGAGTTTCTGGATCTACTAAATGAGGATATGCCATCGCTAAATATCTTGCTGTATTTTTGCAAGGATATAAAGGACTCCTGAAGTTTTGATCTTCTTTAAAATACTTTTCCATAATCTTAGCAAATTCCATCATCGTATATGGTCTGTCAAGATTGTCTAAGACATGTGCCATTTTATCAGCAGCTTTCTTAGGTCCCCATAGAAGCCACTCCTTAACGTCAGTCCCCTTTGGATAATAGATCTGAAACAAATCATTTCTAGCGTGTCTGTTCTCCTTAAAATGTGCTTTAAGTGCATCTTCACCATCGTTAATAAGTTTGGTTAGAGTTCCCCAATGTTCATTTGTAAATGAGAACACTAATGTATACCATAAACGATCTCGGCTATTTGTAACTGATTTCATTAGGTCACAAAATGGATGTTCATGCCAGTGTAGTCTGTGTGAGAAGATTTGATAGTCTTCTGATAATAACTGATCTTCGCGTTTATCGAATGCTTGACAAAATTCAAAGAATTTATCTAAGCGCTCTTCTTCAGTCCAATCCTTCATCCAACTTTCAGTTGGTTTGCCATCTTTTAATTTAATTTTAGATGTGTTAGGGTATGTAATGTTATTGTAAACGATATCGTTGTGTTGAAAAAGAGGCGATGCACTTACATGTGACCTTTTAGTCTTTTTTGGTTCAATTTCACACATAGGTGGTCTCATGAACTCTTCTGCTTCTAGTAAGTCTCTCATTTGTAAAATTGGTTTACTCTTCGTTTATATTCATCCACTGAAATTCCAGCTTCTTTAATAATCTTGTCATCTGACGGATGTGATGTCATTCCTTTGAATGTTTCAACTAAGCCAAGATCTAACATAGCTTTTTGACGGCCGAATGGATGGTCTTTAATTTCGCAGCTTGAAAAGATTGCGTCATAATCTAAATGAGCATAATCAGCTCCAGGTTTAACGTAGTTTTCAACCCATCTAATAAAGTCACATGCAACATCTTCAGCGTTATATGGCAAAGATCCAGTGTCAGCATATATTTTGTTCATAACTTCATCCAAGAATTGTTCACTCTTTTTGTTGTTATATCCAATAGGATCTGCTAAGTACCCGATGCACTCTACTGCGTTAGTACCGTAATAGAACATACTATCACGATGAACAAATTGAGGATACCAGTCGGCTATGTCTGCTATGACGGCAGCATACTGAAAGCGATAGACTCTTAATCCATTGTCTTGATTCCACTTAAACATGAAATCTCCTAGTTCCCTTAAAGTCTTTCGTTCTCCGTTCTCTAGAAAAGCAGCTAACTCTCTAGCTAATCTTGGTGCAAATTCACTTAGATAATAATCACCACCTCTTTTATAAACTCTAGAGTTAGGTGTGAATCCGCTCATTCCTACAAACAAATCATCAGAATGTTGAGGTACTGGTGGTTTTGGAAATGCAGGAAATTGATAGCCTACGGAAGTGTAGAACGGGTGAGGATGACTATTAACTATTTCAATCATTTGCTCTATGTTATCGCACTCGTGCAAATGACTGAGCAATGTATTATGGTAACCTGATGGATTAAGAGCATAATTGATACCTGATCCACAAACTCTGTGTAAGATAAAAATATAAAGCCACTCTTCTAATCCAAAGACAGCTTGTTTTCCTGTCCAATTTGTTGCAATTTCTTTTCGGTATTTAGAATGAATACCCTGTTGCATTTTATCCCAATAAGGATGTGCTGGTGTCCAACCATAAAATACATCATTAATGATTTGTGAGAATCCAGCAAACTTGCGTTCAACTACATCATATAGTTCAACATGATGCATTAAGTCGTCGCCGATATTAGAACCTAAATACGAAGTTGTACCTAAATTACACAATTTTTGCTGATCGTCAGCTAACTTAAAATATCTAAGGAATTCATCGTAATATCTTGTAGTCTGAATAGCCATTTATTTAATTAATAATTTCATTTTATGATTTATTAGGTTTTTAAAAAAGTGCCATTGTCTTTTTTTCCAAATTCTTATTTGGCACATTTTTAATTAGATCCCATCTGTAATACTCTCTGGAGATGTGAACTGACTTTGGTTGTTCCATTACGTCAAATGTTAATTCTCCATCAGAGTTAGTATAAACGTCAGGATGTTTGTAACATTTCCATCCATTTGCTTTACACATAGTTTCTATACCACTATTTATTTGTTTTACAAGGGCTGACCTTTCTGCCCAAGATCCAGCAAATGGAGTTCCTTTATAATAACCAGTCTTTGGTAAAACTCTTGATTCGTTTTCAATAGGTAGAACTTGAACTACTTCAATATTTTCTACACCAAGAGCATTAAGCTTTTTAAGTTCGGCTTCATAGTTAACTAACAAAGTTTCTACTGATTTCTTAGGATCAGCTTGTCTCATTAAGTGATGACGAACATCGATATTGCCCATATAAACTCGTAAGCTTTTGATCCAAGGATAAACATAAGAATCTAATCCTCTTTTTAAAGCACCGTGCATTGTTAAGCCATCGTGTCTTTGTGTCATGTAACCAGCTTCATATTGACTAAATGAGTGACTATCACCGAAACAAAGTTTATCAGTCTTTTGAATGCAATCAATTCTAGGAATATCACCTTGAACAACCATTTCTTTAATCAGATCAATTTCACATTCAAGAGTTTTAAAAAGATCTGAACCAGTTTTAAGTCTCTGTTCAATAAGAGTACCAATACATGGCATATCGTGATGTAAACTGTACATTCTAGTACCGCATCTAATACGAATCAATTGGTGGTATAAATCATCGTTAGCACCACCAAAAATATTGAAGGTACCTTTGAATTCCATACCGTGATCGATAAGAATTACATCATAATTGTCCCATCTTGTGTCAACTGATGTGATAACTTCTACGTCTGTATAACCTGCATTTCTAACTTGATTTGCAATCATATAGCACCAACCAGCTTTATGCGAACTGATCTTAGGACTAATCTTTCCAACTAAAGAACAGATACCAATTTTGGCATCCATGTCCTTTACATAATCTGTTAAATAAGTAAGCTCTTGATTATTCATTTGTAATTGGTTTTTCAGTATCTTTATAACCGAACTTTTCAACGTAATTATCTAATGCACCTAAATAGGCCACAGCATCTAATAAGTTGTCTTGTTTGTAATTATAAGAATGTCTGCTTAATTTTAATGCAACTAACGCAGCA